CGGTGAACCTGCAGCAAGTCCCGCGATCAAAATCGTTCCGAGAATCGTTTGTAGCCTCTCCTGGATACAAGTTGATCATTGCGGATTACTCGCAAATGGAACTCCGTTTGCTTGCGGAGTTGGCTGACATCCCACAAATGCAGGAGGCGTACAACACCGATATAGATCTGCACACACTGACGGCGAGTTTAGTAAATGACTGTGATATATCTGAAGTAACAAAACAACAGAGGCAGATGGCAAAGGGAGCTAACTTTGGATTTATCTACGGAATTGGGTTCAGAAAGTTCAAGACGTACGCAGCCGCATCCTTTGGTGTGCAACTAAGCCTTTCTGAGAGCAAGATACTGCACAGTAAGTTCCACAGTGCGTACCCGCGTCTAAGGGAATGGCATCGCCAGCGCGGTGCTCTTGTTCAAGATGGTTGGTGTTACACCAGGACCGCTTTAGGTCGGCGCAGGCTGCTGTCGTATGACGATGCTCGCATGACCATCGCGGCCAATACGCTAATCCAAGGCACAGGTGCAGATATCCTAAAAATAGCTCTAGGCGAACTAAACGAATACCTGAATGATGACGTTCGTCTAATCGCAGTCGTGCACGACGAATGCGTGTTAGAAGTAAAAGAAGGGCTAGAAGATTACTGGAAAGATAAGCTTGCAGAAATCATGGTTAACGCTGGCGCCTCTGTATTCCATAAAACCAGATTGGTGGCAGAACCCGGCATAGGCGATGACTGGTCAGCGAAGTAAAGTTTCCGCAGAACACTACCTCAAATGGACTTAGTAAAAATCCCACGTGGTCCGGAGAAAGAGATTTTCACCATCAGATCCGGAGACCAGTACTTCGCTTTCATTACAGGGGAGGAGGACATTTTTCTAATCGACGAAGCTTTTGAATCGCCTTTAGTCGCGAGTAACAAAGCCAGGGCTCTCAAGCGCCAGCACAAAATTCAAGTAAATCTAAAAAAGACAAAGAAACCTAATATCAAGAGTAAACTTCAGCCAAAATGTGTCTTATACACTGAGGCTGAAGTGGCCAAGCTGACGCACCTACGGTTTCGTGAGACTTGGTTGATCTGCGCACCGAAAGGTGGTTATGTGGCTAATGTCATGCAAAATAAAAAAGTAGTAGAATACACAGACACTATGGAAAACGCGAAAGCCTTTACGACATACGAAAGTGCTTCCGATTACGTTAAGACATTAGATATGGTTGTAAAAAAAGGGCACAATCTAAGAAGGTGTTTTACTAGAACAGATTGACTCGATCCGAGTTAATATTTAAACATACGAAGTAAGCCTAAAATGCGCCGTCGATTTGCGGGCCAAGCTATCGAAGGCTCGGGTGCTAATCCTTCGGATACCCTGGCGACGGTCACCGAAGCACTAAAAATAGCTCTTAAAAGCTCCAGAGGCGGTCGATTAGGTGCCGGGACAGAAGAAGAACGAGTGGAGGGAGCGCGCGCCGTTCCGGCAATTGCCACGGGGCAACCCGCAGTGGCATCCCCTGCCGCAGCGGCAGCTCCTGCAATGGATATCGCTAAATTACGCTCGGCTCTGGGCATCGACGAACTGATGTCTTCGCTAAAGACCGCAGGAACCCAAACGGAAACTCCAGAATTCAAAATGCCCGAATTCGAGATGCCTCAATTCGAGGCTCCGGATTGGCAGTCGATGATGCCTGATTTCGAGAGCCTGATCAAGCAATACATGCCTCAACCGACTGCTCAAAACACAGAGGGAAGCACACCAACGGGCCAACAAACGGCAACAGCAGAAGCTGTAGGAACAACTAATAAACCAACTGGAATTAAAGTTAAGGTTGGAGGAAAAATCTACGATCTGAGTAGGGCAGGTGGTGCAGGTTTAGGGGTTCAAGACATCAGAAATATGCAAAATAGAGGATTCACAAATACACAAATTTCTAAAGCGGCCTCGCAAGCGAAAGCAGCGGGTGCAAAAATTTCAAGCGGTGCGAAGAATTTATTGAATCGAACGCAACCTGCTAAACAACAATCCCCCACACGGGCAAAAACCACCGCTAAAGCAATAACTGGAGCAGCTCGCCAAGTTGTATCACGGGCTTCGACAAAGTCAGCGGCAAAGAGCGGCGGTCGCGGTAAAAAATAACGGGAAAATTCGATGGCTCGCGTTCGATTAGCCGGCACTAACAACAGACTAAAAAACATACCAACTGCACAACCTGCGGGGGCCGGAACGCAGCAGAAACAAACTGCCGCTGGAATCTTCAAAATCGCAGGCACCCAAAGGTTGCGTTCCTCCACGGAACAAGCACGGCAGGAAGGCTTTGCTGTCCGGCAGGCACAAGCACAGGAAATCGAGAAAAAACAGGCGGCAGCTAAAGAAGCTTCAAAACTGTTGGCCGCATCCAGAGCCGCAGAAGCTGCGTCTACTAACGAAATGGAAATTCAAAAACTACGAAAAGCATTAGGTATAGAAGACATTATGAAAGCATTGCAAGATCAAGCGCTAATGGCGCAACAAGCTAGCATGTTTAGATTTAACGAAGAGACAAATGAATATGAGTTCCCTTCGTTTGATTACAGCGAACCAGTAGACGAAGGAGGCTATGAAGGCGAAGAAGTACAAACAATAACGGAAGAAGACACAGGAAGCACAGAAAGTATTCAAGAAATTGACGCTCAAAAGCTGCCGGAAGCGATTGCCGCCGGTAAAAAAGTTAATTTGGTCACTGTCGGCGGTAGAACATTCAACCTGGCAAAAGCAGGGGGTCTAGGTTTCAGCACGCAGGATATTAAGTACTTACAAAAACAGGGATTGACTCGTAGTCAAATAATAAAAGCGGCCTCTCAATCAGATAGGGCGCCCACAGCGGCTGCGCAGAAAGCGCTAGGGATTAAGGTGACGCAATCTGCAGGAAGTGCTGGTTTCACCGTCGAAAAAAAAGCATCTAAAACGCAACAACAATCAAAAGCTTCTCCCAATCTATTCTTCGCTTCACCGGGGAAAGCGCAGACTTCTGCAGGCTCCAGCACACAAAGCATAGCTGCAAAAGCGGGAGGGAGCTCTGTATTCTTTGCTTCGCCCAGTGCTGCTCAGGTAGCGAAAGCAAGCACAGGCGGCGGCGGTGGCGCTAAAGCAAGCGCAGGCGGTGGAGGCGGCGGAGGCGGCGGTGGCGCTAAAGCAAGCGCAGGCGGTGGAGGCGGCGGAGGCGGCGGTGGCGCTAAAGCAAGCGCAGGCGGTGGAGGCGGCGGCGGAGGCGGCGGCGGAGCTAAAGGTGGCGGCGGCGGAGGCGGCGGCGGAGGCGGCGGCGGAGCTAAAGGTGGCGGCGGCGGAGGCGGCGGCGGAGGCGGCGGCGGAGGCGGCGGCAAAGGAGGTGGCGGCAAACGCTAGTAAGCTGCCTAAAAAAGCCCAGCATGCTTATTAAAGATAAATACGTGCTGTCTCTGATAAAAGAGACCAAAAAACTAAATCTACAAATAACGGCACAAGACAGTGGGCACGCACAGGCGCAAGCAGGAGATATCTCGCGTTCGTTAGGGGCGGAAAAATACAACCTTAATTACAGCAACTGCGAAGAAGATTTACTGTCAAAACTATTTAAAGATCTCGCTGAGAACAATTTCACCCACGGTGAATGCCGCGAGTGGGAAGGAACGTTTACGAACAACGTTCCGTGTACATACGTCTTGGGGTCCAGGCACTACATAAGAACAATAATCTTGAAATACTTAGATATCCCCAAAGACGGCGTCACAGCAAAACCTAAATGTCTGTGTAAGAAATGTATAAATCCATATCATTTCACCTACGTCCAAGGCAAAAACGAGAAAATCTCATGCGGCGACAGGAAATTGGTAGTAGCCTACCGGAGCCAAGGTGTCGGGATCCCCCAGATAGCCGCGGCTCTCAACGTCCACCGATCGACTATTTACAGACAACTAAGCAATGAACTTGTTTCTAATGGGCCTGAAAGTCACCGCAACGGCGGATGACAACGACGGCATTGTGAACGTCTTAGCTGAAGCGCTTCCCTCGAACGACAAAAGAGTTGAAACCAAATTCCAACTCCTGCAACAATCGAATCACTACGTCGGGAAATTACTTAAAAAATTGGAAGTAGGACAAACCGTGTTAGCGATGGGTCCTACTAAACCGACAATCGATGGTGTGCTTAAGATGCAACCCATGCTGATTGTCACAGAAGATAATTTCGAGGATCTTCTCGCTATTAACGTCTTCATGGCCACGGGGGGTCTCGGTCCGAAAGCCGACGAAGTCGAGCTCTCAGACACAACCGTAACCAATCGTTCACTTGCGTGGCAAACAGAAGAAAACGAAACCGCTTGGTTTAAAATGACAGCTTGGGGTGAGCTGTCTAAACAACTCGCCGAGCTTGCACCAGGCACACCCACTATCGCGGTAGGCAAGGTTTCGACGAGTGAAAAGGATGATAGGAATTATCTTAACTACACAGTAGATAAGATCCTCTATCTCCCCAAATCCTCTAAGCAAACGCCAAAAAAAGCTGTTGATCCCGAAAAGGGTAAAGTGGCTGCCGCTGCTATCGGTTCTATCGATTTCTCCCTCTGATTAACTACTAACCATGGTCTTTATCGCTGGTCAATTTTCCCAAGACGAAATTCTGTGTAACGTACCGCCGCACACACTTCGTATTGATCTCCAAGCCCGACGCTGGAAGTCCGACGTCGACCCGGATTCTGCCATTGTCGATCGAAACGACAATGGTATTCCAATCGAGTTTGTTTTAGTCGGATTCACTCCGTACTTTGGCAACCTCGGTATGCGGAATCAAGAAGAATTCTTGCGCATCGCATACATCGGAGTGAGCCCAAATCACAGGTTGCTGCCGCCCCGTTGCGTCACGACCTCAATGATCTCGGGTAAATCTTCGCAAAAGAACTTCATTAGTTATTTCCAAACTCTCTACAACAACCGAATTAACTGCGCATTAGTCATCACCACGACGAAATTCGTGACTCGCAGCTTCAATGAGCGCGATCCCATGACCGGTGCTGACGGCGCGAAAATCAACTTCAACGCTCTCGAATTCTCGGATCGACCGCCATCAAATGATGAAGAAACAAAGTTGATTGAGGATATCAACAGCTGGCTTGTCGATAAGGGAGGGAATCTATGCGCATCCGCATTGAAGTCCCATATCCCGGGCTCCGATTTGGTGGAACTACCCCTGGGGGCGGATCACACCGAGATCAAAGCTCGATTCGCCGCTGAGAGAGGAACCCCTCCAGAGCGCTCATTTGCTAGCGCGGCGCCAGCGAAGGCTTTGAAATCTGCGGAAGCAGAAGAAAAAGTCGAAAATGAGCCGCCTAGCGCCAAAGCAAAAAAACCAATCGAGCTAACCGCAGAGCAAGCCAAAGCTCTGGGGATCGATTTTTAAGCTAGAGTTATCTGAGCCAAGGTAAAGAGCGGTCTCACGGCCGCTTTTTTTTATTCTTCTAAGAGGGTCGGGTGCGCAACCTCTTTTGGAGAGAGCAACTCATCAAAAGCAGGAAGAATAACCCCATTCCTTGCGCACCAAGAAACTAGACGAGAGAATAAACTGTTCCTAACTAAATACTGTTTATGCACAGATTCAAAAACCACTTTCATCTGCTCTCGATCAAGCTTGGCAAAATCTTCGCAAACTCGTTTGTGTAAAAACTCCTGCTCTGTGTTAAGCCATTCCAGATTTAACATAATCTACAGAATGCACTGACGTCATAATAGGCAGCATTTACCGGATAGACCGGAAATTTTGGTTAAACTCTGACAGCTCGAAACCCAGACCAATGGCAGACTCCTTCTACCAGCTCCCAAATGGCGTCACCCACGCGCTGATAAAGCACAGTTTCATCACAGGCTCAGTTCTAGTCCCATTCGATCCGCTGTCGATATTGAGCGACCAGCTCAGACGTCACAACTTTAACGTCGTCGAGAACAAGGACGAAA